CTCTGAGGGTCTTTATATCAAACTTTTTTTTGCTTCATTCCTGTCCACAGGCTTATTTTTTTGGAAAGCCATGTAAAAAACGGAACTCGCTTTATTTTCTCCTCTGAAGTATGTACTTCGGTAGGAATTTTTTTTTTAGGTGGTCGTCCTCTTCTTGATTTTAAATTTTCTGCCATACTCTTCTCCAATAAGTTTAATAACTTTCTGTTGTTTTAATACAGTTCTATAATATTTATCATCAACTGTAGCTAAAATATTTTTACCTATCAAGGTGTACGTTATTCTATTAGACATTAGTATTTCTTTTTAAACAGATGACCAGCTGGACGCTTACGAGCAAGTAATGCTTCTTCGTCAGACCAGCATCTGTCCTTTACAGGAAGAGTGCCGTATTGATTAAACACTCTTCCATATTTATCCCAATCTTCTGCACGAGGGTCATCTTCGTACAGAGCAACAGAGATTTGGTTTTTATTTTTGTGGATAACTTTGTTATCCCAAGTAGTTATTTGTCTTGGCATATTACCTCCTCAAGTATGTACCTATTTATTATGCAACTTTGGATAGAATTGTCTATACAAAACTCGCAATGCTGTTTTAATTAGTTGAGCTTTACTCATTGTTATTCCCATATTATCAAGATAATATTGTTGTAACTTTTCTATCTTACTCAAGTCATCTGAATTAAATGGGATATTATAATTTTTAGGTTTACCAGTCATACTCAACGTCCTTTCCCTCACTCTTCTTTAAATCGCTAGCCATTTTGTCTAACTCTTTACCGAATGGAACTTCATCATCAAGGTCATTAGTTTTAACTGGTGTCACTTCGTCCATACCAGTGATACGAAACTGTAGATATTTCATGTCACCTTTCATAGATTCCCAACAAGCAATACGTTTGTCAAACATCTCAAGTTTGCCAGTGAAGTGTGGCTTCTTGTCATTGGGTTCTTTGTAACTGTTGGTAAATACTGCACCAGCTTTTACATATACACCCATGAAAGGTTTGCCATCACGAGATTCATCTTGGATAATAGCAACATTAACAGGCTTGTTATCAATCTCACCATTACCTTGAAAGATTAGTTTCTGTTTTCCTCTTGGTGGGAAAACTGCACCACGATTATTATTATCATATTCCATTATCTTACTCCTCTAGGTTTGGAATTTTTAAAATCATCAGCTTCATCTTCTGAATAGGTATCACCATGCATACCAATCAGCTTTAGTATTACCCTGTCTTTGGCTCGCTTCTCTGCCATAGCATATGGATAACCATTCTTATTATTGTATGGTGAAGCTTCACCGAATGACCATTCAGTTACTTCAGCCATCTTACCATTCTCAGAAATAATATTACGTCTACCTCGAACAGTAAGCACAACACATTTATTTTTTTGGTCAGACTCTATGATTACAGGGTCATCAAACTTAATGCCAAATCTTACAGCAATTTTTTCTAAAGACTTGTGATTGATTACCCATGTACCATGACAATCCCATAAAGATGTCTGTGGTGTTTCGCCAATTTCTTTTAGAATATTGGCTAGATTTTCTGGTATTTTATTTGCCATTTTTTTCTCCCAATAATGTATATTTACCCCACCATTTTTTACCATCTGATTCTCTAGTGGTTACAATATCGTAACCTTCATCTTTTAAATCAAAGATGATTGCAGATAATCTTGTGGCATGGTAACGCTCAATAGCTTCCCAGCTGGTTATAGATTTACGGTCTTTTAAATGCTCAAGCACTTGTGATTTTTGCGATAGCATATTTTACTCCTCAATTAGTTTGATTGTTTTGCGACCTGTCTTTGATACATGAACAGAGAGTAGGTCACAATGTAACTCTCTGTCTGTGTCTGTCACACTCAATGTAAGAAACTTCTTAGCTTCAGCATTAGCTTTGGCATCATAGTATGTACGTTTGTACTCATGTGCCATGTGCATGAACTCATTGTCATGTGACATATCTCTTCGAACCCTGTCGTCAATGGGTACTAAATCAGATGATGGTTTCATTACTTCAAAGTTTGTGGGTGCTTCACCTCGCTTTAAGCAATCCCAAAACTCTTTGATATACACCCATATCTTATCAAAATACTCCTGACTCCAAGCCACCTTGACATAATCCCACTTACTGTTCCCAAATATAACAGACAAATAACAAGCATCTGTTTTTGTAAGATACATATACAGTTGCATCTGACCCATATAATAGTCAGTAACTTTGTTCATGTTGGTAAAAGGATTAGTGTGTTTACATTCAATAACAGCATATACATTTTCATACTTCTCAGCTTCAGTAATTGGACCAAGATTGTGTCTGTTAATTGATTCTTTTGGGTAACGTGGTTTCATTATCAAACCATCTGTGTGTCCATGTAATTGAACACCATTTAGTTTGTGACCATGTACATTGTATAGAGCTTGATGTTCTAAATCTCTGCCATTCCACAACTCCTCAGGTGTGTGGTCTTTGAACCAACCAAGATTAAACTTCTCTGTTTCAATGCCAAGCTGTACTGGCAATGCATCAGACAAATCCTCAGGTTCTTTCTCACCCATTTTTTCTAGGTATAAGTCATACCAATTTCCATTTAATAGTCTTGTAACGTCAGACCCACCGATACTGTGTTCTATTTTTGACATACTACCTCCTCAAGTATATGTATTTGTTAGTATTTTACAATGAATCTAATTTATTTTCAAGTGATAATAACAGATTCTTCCGTGCTTCTACCTTGAAAGCTATAGGTTTATATAACTCTTCGTAAGTAGACCAGAACTTATTGTACTTGGCATTGTATTTTATCGTATAGTTTGCCAAGTCTGCTGGTATATCTAGCATTAGCATTGCAATCAGCCTTGCTTTTTCTTTAGCATTACCCTCACCAACTTTGGCTTGTACTCTGTACAATACCTCTAGTTGTTTCTCCAATGTTTCTTTTGGGTATGGCTCATTGACTTTGAACGCTAGACGATACGCTTCTTGTAATGACACAAGGTCATTAGATTTTATTTCATATCCTGTGTGTATAAAATCCCAGCCATATTCATCTGATGTTGCTTTACCTACACGTTCGTACTTGTCACCAAACATTATCTCTAGTTTAGCTTCAAGTTCTTTGATTGTTTGCTCAGGTGTTTTACTGGCTAGACGTAACGCCCAATGACCATCACGCTGTATTGCTGGTAAATTTTTTTTGCTTACTTCCATAATCCCTCCAAAGTTCTTGCACACATATAAGTACCTATGGTACACATGGTGTGTTACACCTCCTCAATGTAACTTATATTTTTTCCTACTGGGTAGCACTGTCTCCATTGTGCTACCCTTTTATTTTATAATGTTTCAATACCAAGAACTTTTTTAATTTTTTCGTTCTTTACATTGAAGCATATATATGCACTCCCACTCTTTTCTTTGAGTAAAAGTAAATCAACTTCTGTATCAGGCTTGAGATACTTTGTAATCAAAGCAAAACCTTTTGCTCTATACTTTGATTCGCATATAAGTTGTATTCTTTTATTATTGTACTTGGGTTCTTCCCTGTTGTCAGGTGCAAACAATCTTATATCGTTTGGAAATTCTTTTAAGATACCACTTAATGGTTGTCTTGTAGATGCCCATCTCCAGCTTTTAAATAAAGCAACCCACCAATTTTCATGGTAGGTTCCTTTTCTTTTTTCTTTGCTAGTCATCTTTTCACAGCCTCCATACTTACAATGTCAATAAGTAAATCCATTTTTACTTTGAACTCTATGTTCTTTGGGTGATTATTTTTATCACTACCATTATTAGTTATAGATTCACACGTCCATAGTTGTCCAATGTCATGCACAAGTTTGTATTTTATTCTAGCTAATATTTCAGTAGGTGTATTATGACTCATTTCTTTCTCCCATATGTGGTGACTTAATAAATTCTATTAGTAACTTTCTAGCTGTCCAATGGTCCAACTCAAAGTCTGCTTCAAGAAAAGCTGGTACTTCTAATACATTGTACTCACCTCTCTCTCTAAATCTTTTTATGTAAGCAAAGATTTGTTCTTTCAATCTATCATCAATAAACATTACGACCTCCTATAATTTATATCAGATGTGTGAAACCTGTATTCATCAGGTGTTATATGTTCTTTGTATTCCATTTCATATTCGTGCATATAATCAAGACGATTCAATCTTCTCCTCATTTCTTTTGCATAACTTATGAAATGTTTTTCATCAAACTCAGGTGCTATTGCTTTGATTTCTTTTGCAAGTTTCTCAATAGCAAACTGGTCTTTCAAATGGGGTGCAACATTTAGTCGCAACCATTCTGTTGTAGCCTTATGCAACACTGGCTGAACGTAAGTCTTGTTCAATTTTTACCTCCTCGTTTTTAGATAACAAATAGTTTACTGCTTCTTCAGCATGACTTGATGCTGACCAAAGCACACTTGGTTTCTCTTTGAGAATACTTATCCAAGATTTTAGATACAGTAATGTATCTTCTCTTCGCTCATTGTATATGCCAAACCTAGCACATAAGAATGAAGCTCCAAGCTCTGCAATCAATTCTTCTTTTGCATATATGTTTTCAGCGAAAAAACTTTTTGCTGTATTGATAGATTTATCACGGACGATACCCTCTCTTGCCAGCCTATGTTCTGCACCAGTAGCATGAATATACTCATGGAAGATTGTACTGTAGTAACCATTACTTGATTTAAAAGTTTCTTTGTGTGGCATATGTACATAGTCTTTACTTATTTTGTAATATGCTCGTGGTTCATCACTGTGTCGTGTTTCAATATCGCAGCTTCCAAGAAAAACATTTATCTCGCTGTTGTTTGAGAACTTTAACTCAGCCTTTGGTTTGGTTACATATTCAGGTGGTAGGTTCTCTACTTGTGCAATGTTGAATACACTGTAAGCAGAGAAGCCATTGATAAACTCTTCACCATCTTCATCTTTTTTGAAGAAGGGTCTGATTGCATACTGCAACCCAGCCTTTTCTTTCTTGATTACTTTGGCACCAATACTATTCCATTGCTTTACAGTAGCCCATTCATTAGTGGGATACCCATACATTTGATTAGCAAACCACAACCATATTGCATTGCCACCAGTAAAGTCATGTCCTGACACAACATTTCTTGGTGCTGTTACTGCTCCATGCCAGGGGGCTTGCCACCCCCTAGCATTATCAAGACCAGCTTCAAGTGACTTTATAATCTCAGCCACCATCTGTTCCTGTTTGATTTGAGATTTACTTGGCATATTTTTTTACCCAATCATGTTCAGTTTTGTTTGCAAGTTTGACAACTTGTTTGGTTAACTCACCCACAATATTTGTACTGTACTCTGTTGACAGTTCATTGACTTTAATCAATGGAAACTTTGGGTCTTCACCTGACATTTTACTATGTAAGAATACAGATATTGTGTGTGTTTGATTGTGTTTGGTATATGGATTCTGCATTTCAAATGTAACCCACATAACATTTTCAGTAGGTGTCATTGTAAAATTGATTGAAGTACAATGACGGATTGTTGTAGAAACATCAAAACTTTGCATATGAACCTCCTCGTTCTGCAATTATAAATTAAATTTATGGGGGATAATACCCATACTTATCCCCCTTTTTTTCCAACTATTTTAATGTAGTAATTCAGTTGATTTAAATTACTAAAAGGTTTGCCTTTCCTATGTTGTTAAAGTTTAATAATGTGGTGGGTCATCATCATAGACCTCACCGAAATCAGCCCACTCTTGTTCCCAAGATGGTTGACCATCATCAATGCTGGGTTCACAATCGATACAATAGTCTGTTTGTGTGGCTGACATTTGGTCTGGTTTACAATACTGTTTACATTCTAAGCATTGGTAACCCATATTTGATTTGTAAGTAGGACTCACTCTGCTCCTCCAAAATGTGATAAAACTGAACGGCATAATTCTTTATCCGTAAATATTAAAAAGTTATGACCACCAAGTCTACTAAAGTCTGATAGATTATGATACTCAATAAACTGACCAAGACTAATGGACTGCATATGAGGGTCATGTGGGTCATCAGTAAATAATAAATATAATGTGAAATTAAGATTGTCTTCCATTTAAACCTCCTCAAGTTTAATACATTGGTACATCAAAGTAAGCGTACATCAATACGATTACCATGTAGAGTATTAAGCATAGCATAGCTAGCTTAACAGCTTCAATTAAAAACATTTTTATCTCATAGAATATTCTATCTAGTTTCATTTGTTCTCTCTCTATTCTGTTTACGTTGCTTTCTATTCTCAAGTTTTTTGCCATACTTTCTCATATGACCTCTCTGTGATGTGATTCTTTTACCCATAACTTCTCCTTGTTTTGGGGTGACTATTGAGATTTGAACTCAACCTAATTGATTCACAATCAATCGTGCTACCACTACACCATAGCCACCATAAGATTTAATAACTTTTTTTTTGGTACGTCAAATATAATAGAGTCGTGCATACCCACTCCAATGACCCCATACCAACTGCCCAACCAGCCAACCAACGTCAACTGTAGAATGGTGTTCAGCCATCAAGCGTGGCTGAGCCTAAATAACTACTGG